GTTTTTTTTATCCAGATTGACCAATAAAGATTATCTTTGAGAGCTTCTGAGTTTTTGATTGAATCAACTATTGGCCACCATTCCAAGGCTAGCTCTGATTTCCTATTTTCGAAGTCGGTTGATGCTTTGTAATCCATTACGTCGTCTTCACTCAAACCGCATTCATCTAAGACATTCAAAGCCCATTGTGCGTTTACACAGTCTATTAAAGGTCTAGGTGTCCTGCTCTGAGAAATTCTCATATTTGTGTCTATTATTCTTATAGAAGATGTTGGTATAACTCTTTTTACCTTATAGATAGAATTGGTACTTAAAAGTAAAAAGATCTTTTCCATTGTATCATAAAACCTGTCTCCTGATTCTACATAAGATAGCAGTCTTTTAGTCTCTTTCCTGACACCGACAACTTTTTCGCATACACGAAGGAGATCGTCGTTATCCGTTTGCTCTAAGTCTAATCCCATACCAATGAGGTAAGATGATAGACTTTGAACTTCAGATGGGTGTAGCATCCTCTTCCCGTACAATGGCAGCATCTTGGGCTCTTTTAATTGGGTTACGAATAATGCAGGTCTACTTTTAATATTCTGTATCGTAGGACTGCTTATAGATATAGTTATAGGTTTTGCTGTCACGTCAGTATTTATGGATTTTATTTCACAGTTGGATAAGGTATCTGTAGCTGTGTAGAAGTGGTATTGTTCAAAATTAACATTACAATAGAATTTAAAATTAGACTCTAGATTATCTGCAACGACGATTTCTGATTCTATCGCGACTTCTAATGCAACTCTCAAATCAGAAGCTGTTAATTTAGCCTCTTTCGAACCCACGAGTCTATTTTGGACACCGTACAAGCGAGCCAGTCTTCTAGTACTTGGTTCATTTATTAAAGAAGAATAAAAGGTTCTCTCTTTCAGCTTATTGCAAAACCACAATAAGGACACTGCGCAGTTTCTGAACCCGCCTTGTTGAATAGTCCATGAATCCATCACCTCATTAGACCCTGCATTAAATTTATCCAGCAGTTTTTTATTCATCCTTGAGCCCATGTCCCACTCTAATTTAGGAACGTAGCCCCTCAAATCAGGGAAAAACGTCTTGACGACTGATAATACTCGATTCAAATTAGCTCTGTTATAATAAAGATGTTGTAATATTTCAGGGTCATCTGATGATAAGAGAAATTCTAAAGGATGCATGTCTAAATCACCCATGTAATCGCTCGGTATCTTTTTTGAAGGCTCATCTATATTGTACAATCGTTGTATGTGTTTGGCCATCAACTTCAGTGTTAAATACCCTTCAGAAAATGTGCCTCCGTTAGTACATATTTCAGTAGACCTGCTTATAGCTGTCTTTATATCAGCCCCGTATCCCTTATCACTTGGAGTAAAGGGTAAGTCACCTATAAATTTGCTTATAACAGGTAAATTTTGACCCATCAAGTAAAGTATAGATAAAAATTCCATGTATACCCCTCTGGTAACGACAGTTTTCTTTATAGAGAGCATATGGTTTGAAGCTTTTAACAACCAATCATACAGGGCTACAGTAGATCTTGTTGTGTATTCGAATTCATGAGCACTCTCTCCGCAACTATCATCCGAGTGTGCTTTCATTGACATTAGAACTAATCCCTCCCCTCTTTGTAGATGATATTTTAGTATCATCTCAGCAGCTACCATTTGATTCGCAGCATGCATTATTGAAGACAAATAATTGAAAATACCCATAACAAAAGAAAACTCAACAGCAATCTCTAATGCGTCGTCTGCTAATAAGCTCTCTTTTACAAATTCTTGATGTGGTTTGTAATTCTGGTTGTTCTTCAAAACATTAATTACATATTGTCTTGTAACAAACTTTTTTTTGAACATTTTGCTAGACATAGACATGAAATGCATTATGAAACTTTTGGGTAAGACTGGGCTCATAGCATAAATGAAATGTATATATTTTTGAAAGACAGCATGAGGTCCCCAACGCCTAC